TTAATAATATCTTAAAAACAAAAAGAATATTTGTTACCCAAGAAATGGGGCTTGGTAAAACAATTGCGTCAATAACTGCTTTTACTAAGGTGTTAAATAAAGAAGTTAAAAAATGCCTTATTATAGCTCCTTTAAATGTTGCTAAAACTACTTGGGTAAATGAACTTGATAAATGGGAGCATACAAAAAGATTAAGATATTCTGTTGCCGTAGGTAGTGAAAAACAAAGATTAGATGCTCTGCAATCTGAAGCCGATGTTTATATTATCAATCAAGAGAACGTGCCTTGGATGTTTCATAAAGGGTTTAAAAAATATGGTTTTATTATTGTAGATGAAAGCACGGGTTTTAAATCTCACAGCTCCAATCGTTTTAAAGCATTAAGACATTTTACATCTATTTATATGATACTACTTACTGGAACACCTTACCCAAACGGGTTTATGGATTTATGGAGTCAGATATATTTGCTTGATAAAGGTGAGAGACTTGGAAAATACATAACTCACTATAGAAATCAGTATTTTACTTATGATGAACATAAGCGTAAATATATCTGTCTCTATCCAAATACCATATTAGATAAAATAAAGGATATTACTATCTCAATGAAAGCAGAGGATTATCTTGAGTTACCGGATAAAATATCTAATGTGATAAAAGTTGATATAGATAATTACGGGTTATATAAGAAATTTGAGAAAGAATATTACTTGAGAATTAACAATGATGAAATAACTGCGGTTAACGCAGCAGTATTATCATCTAAACTGCTTCAATACTGCAATGGAGCTGTTTATAGCAGTGAAAATGACGGATCATATACAATCATCCATAACAACAAAATAGACTATTTAAAAGAGTTTATAGAGCTTTATCCGGATGAGAATATATTAGTAGCTTATAACTTCAAAAGTGATGAGGAAAGAATAAGATTAGCAATTCCAACAAGTATTACACTGAACAGGAATAATATAGTTGATGTGGAAAGAGGGTGGAATAAAGGTAAGATAAAATTACTTCTTTGTCAAAGCGGCACAGCAAAAGGATTAAATTTGCAATATGGCGGCAGGATTATTGTATGGTTCGGCATTACTTATAACTTAGAGCATTATTTACAATTCAATGCAAGACTTCACAGACAAGGTCAAACTAAACCAGTTCTTATTTATCATATAGTTGCAAATAAATGCAAAGATGAACAGGTTATCAAAGTTCTTGAGGATAAAAATGCTACGTCTGAAATGATATATGAGGTATTAAAAAAGAAAATATGAAAAAACTGTTTTTAATAAATTTTTTACTTGCTGTATCAACATCTATAGGTATGACTTTGTTACCTATTATTAGTACCGAATCATTAGGAGTATCTTTATTTTTATTGGGGATAATTGAGGGTACTACAGAGTTTATTTCAAATATTATGAAATTAGTAAGTGGAAGTTTGTTTGATCGTATAAAAAATAAAAAATATTTGTTTATTGTTTCTGTAGGAACAGCTTTTTGTTCAAAATTAATTTTATTTTTATTTTTAAATAAATATTCTGTTTTTGCTTCAAAAATACTTGAAAGGTTTGCCAATGGTGCTTTTGCAACCCCTAGAGACGCTTATGTAATTATAAATGCAAAAAGAAAAGGTTTATCGTTGAGTCTGTTGAGTTGTACTAAAACACTTGGTTGTGTGGTTGGAACATTTATAATAAGTATGTCTACTTTTTGGATAGAATTAAAAGAAAATGTGTTTTTAATAATATTTTTTACTTGTTTTATTACTTTTTTTGCTGCAACAATATCTTTTTATATAAAAAGCCCTGATAATCAAAAAAATAACTCTTTTGATTATAAAAGTGTAAAAAAATTATTAATAGATTTATACCCGATTTATTTTATATCTTTTATTTTCTTTTTAGCTCGTTTTAACGATAGTGTTTTAATGATGTTTTTAAAACAACAAGGGTTTCCAGAGTGGTTTTATCTTTCTACTATATCTTTTTTTAATATATCAATGTTTATAGTTTCACCTGTTTTGGGGTTTTTAATAGATAAAGGTTATAAAAACTTAGTTTTGTTTTTAACTTTATTATCCCTAATGATGTTTAACATTGTTTTTTATTGTATAAACATATTTCCTTGGGTTTTTGCTTGTTTAGGACTTATTTTTTGGGGAATACAAAGAGTAGGTGCTCAAATAGTTTTTTCATATTTAGTAAGTAAAAAAGTTCCAAAAAAACTGAGTGGAACAGCAATTGGACTACTTGCTATAATTGGTTCTTTTGGTAATTTAATCTCTTCGTCTATAAGTGGTTATTATATACAACAGTCTTTTTTCAATGTTTTTATTTGCACAGGGGTTATATCTTTTTTATCAGTTTTGTTAATGTTTTTAATAATAAAAAAGAACTAACTATTGGTTTTTAACCCAATAATTAGTTCTTTTTTACCAACAATAAAAAAAGAGAGGTTGTATGAAAACTTTTTATGTGCGACTAGTACTATATCACGTTTATTTGGAAAGTTCAATACGATAAATGTCATATTTTATTTTAAATAAATATAATTCATTTAACCAGTTATTCAAATTATCACATTTATTATAAGGAACACAAAGTTTTTTAAACTCATTTGTAGCTTCTTGCGACATTAACGGCAAAGGTGGAAGATTAAGTGTTGGCAAACTATTTCTTTGATTTAGGTTCTGACAACCTATCAATAGAATAGTTAATATCAGTACGCTCAATACCTGTACTAACTTCCATGACTTTATTTTGAACATTTATTACCTTGTCTTTGTTTGTTATAATTCCAGTTAAAGCTTCTTTTTCTGCTTTTAGAGTCTTATTACGATTGAATAAATAAAGTGCGAAGAATCCAACAATACCAAGTATAATTTCTTTCAAATAAGCAAATATTAAGTTAACCATAATTTAATCTCTTCTTCTCTTCTATTAAGCAACCCTTTTGATACTACTTTATTAATATATTTCCAACGTCTGAACTGATCAGGTATTTTATCAAATAATTTATTATTAATAAACTTAAGTAACGTTGATTGTTTAAAGTTTTCAACACCTATATTGTATATAAGGCTTATTAAAGCGTCAAATTGATTTTGATTGATACTTACCTTAACAAGTATATTTAATGACTTCTCACGTGGTTGTAAGTCTTTTTTAAGTAAGGTTTCTGCTTCTTCTTTTGTAATAGTTGAGGGAAAATGTTCAAATGGTAGTATTACATGACCATAGCCGATAGTTGGTTTACCGGCAGGACAGATGTATTCCTTATCGCTAAAACCCTCATACTTCTTGATTAAATCTAATCCTTTTTGGGAAGTTTTCATGATGTAGGTGAGAAGTCTAGTTTTAGACCGGTTAATATTTGAGTAATAAGCTCACCAAATTGTTCAAGTGCATTATCATTACCAAATATGTAATGGGAGAATAATACAAAACAAGTAATAAAACCTATCCAGAAATGTATGTTTGTAAGAGTTGTTTTTACAAACTCAAACATCAATATCACCTAAATCAGTTCCGTCAGATATACCATGAACAGCTTGTAATAAGGTTACAAGTGATAATGATAACTGTCCAAATACCTTTACAAAATGATCAAGGTCGTTTGCTGCTGTTAGCATCATCAGGAGTAGAACATTTACAAGTACAAGATTCACTTGGATTAGATTCCAAGATTTTATTTGTTTTATTATCTTGTAAAAGATGTTCATTTTTGAATTTATAATAATAGTATTTATAATTTATATAGTTAAATTTAAAATATTCATCACTACTTATAGTATATATTAAATTTATAAAAAAATTCTTTGTAATACTTTTATACTTAGCTTTTTATTTATTAAAAAACTAAATATAATACAATGTAAAAGTAGCGTAAATAAAAATAAAAATAAAAATATCACCTTTCATTCCAAGGTATTGTTTGTGGTTCTAACAACCAATCTTTACTATCTATTGCTTTTTCTTTTAAAATGGTTTTACTACCACCAACATCTTTTTTGATAGCATCATAAGAATACACATTAGCTTGTTTTAATAAAAATTTCAAGATATTTGTGTCATTTCCTTTCTCAATTAATCCAATTAGCTTAGCAGTTGTTTCAGGTTTGTCAAAACTGTTAGCTAATCCTCTGTAATATAACTTAACTAACTGGTTTGATACAACAGCTCCGGCAAAGCCTCCTACTGGACCAAAGGCAGCATTACCTATTGTTGCCCCAATACCTGT